AGCCAAGGTAATCCAGCTAAACTAAGAGAAGTGTTTGGTGGAGAAGATTACCCAGAAACGTTTGATTGGACACAGTATTCAATCATACGTATGCCATATGAGTTATTACCAAAGGGCTTCATGGACGCTGACCAAGTTGCAAGATCAAAAGCCACAGTTCATACTGGTATTTATCAAATGGAATATGGCGCATGTTTCACAAGAGATAGTCAAGGGTTCTTTAAGAGATCATTAATTGAGTCCTGTGTTATCTCTCAAGAAAATGAGATTAAAGATAGTAAGGGTACTCCAATTCATTTTGAGGCTAACTTGATTGGAGATCCAAATAAAAAATACATCTTTGGTGTTGACCCAGCTTCAGAAGTAGATAATTTTAGCATCGTGGTCCTTGAAGTCAATCCAGACCACAGAAGAATTGTGCATTGCTGGACCACAACCAGATCAGAACACAAAGAGAAAGTCAAGAAGGGTTATTCCAATGAAACCGACTTCTATTCTTATTGCGCAAGAAAAATAAGAGACTTAATGTTACTATACCCGTGCGTACATATCGCTATCGACGCTCAAGGTGGCGGCGTTGCTGTAACAGAATCTCTGCATGATCAAGATAAAATAAAGCCGGGAGAGCTTCCCATGTGGCCCACAATTGATGACGATAAGCCAAAAGACACGGATGGAGAACGCGGATTACATATTATAGAAATGTGTCAATTTGCTAAGTATGAATGGTTATCAGAAGCAAATCACGGAATGAGAAAAGACTTTGAAGATAAAGTATTATTGTTTCCATTTTTTGACGCTGTGAGTTTAGGCTTGTCAAATGCACAAGATGATATTAAGCACAGAATGTTTGATACATTAGAAGAGTGCGTGATGGATATCGAAGAATTAAAAGATGAACTTTCTATGATACAAATGACACAAACTAATAATGGTAGAGATAGGTGGGACACCCCAGAGGTTGTTGTTGGTACTGGCAAAAAGAGCAAGATGCGTAAAGACCGTTATTCTGCACTATTGATGGCTAATATGGCGGCTAGGGTACTACAGAGAACACCAGAACAAGAAGCTTATAACTTCTACGGTGGCTTTGCAACCGGTCGCGGCGGTGGAGACAAGCCATCCTACGAAAATGAAAAACTTTACACTGGACCAAGCTGGTTTGCAGATCAAATGAAAGATGTGTATTAGTAATTAGACAATCCAATTAACAATCCAATTACAGAGAAAACCATGAGTAACGAAGAAATGATAACGTGGAATGATGATGACGCATCCAGCAAAACCGATGCTTTTGCTAAATTTTCAGATAATATCTCATCATATGTTGGCTTACCTAAAACTCAAGGAAATCATTATCGTAACTTCACTGATATTGAACCTAATAGAACTGTAAAACCCGGATTTAATCCTAGTGATTATTATGCTTTTCGTCCAGATGAGGCCGTTCCACACCAACAGCGCCGCGCTATTAAAATGTGCATGGATGCTTATGATAAAGTTGGTATTATTAGAAATATTATTGATCTCATGGGCGATTTTGGTAGCCAAGGCATAGAGATAGTACATCAAAATAGCAGTGTTGAAAAATTTTACCAGCAGTGGTTTAGAAGCGTTAATGGCAAAGAAAGGTCTGAGAGATTCCTCAACAATCTTTACAAGGCTGGAAATGTAATTATTTATCGTAGCTATGCCAACATGACTCCAGAATTGACAAAGTACATGAAAGCTTTGTCTAAGGATATTAGAGTCGATGTTCCAAGCGTTCCAGCAAACCAAATACCTTGGCGTTACAATTTCTTCAATCCAATGACAGTAAAAATGATAAACGGTAATCTATCGCTATTCATGGGCGCGAAAGACTATACTCTATCAGCGAATACATTCTTGGATAAGTTCCCAAATGGCGATATTCCAAGCACAGTTCTTGATACATTACCACCAGCTATTAAACAAAGCCTTCAGAGAGGGGAAAAGCAAATACCCCTAGATCAATCTAGACTAAGCGTATTTCATTATAAGAAAGACGATTGGCTACAATGGGCCAACCCTATGATCTATGCTATTCTAGACGATATTATCATGTTAGAAAAGATGAGACTAGCAGACCTATCTGCGCTTGATGGTGCTATTTCTAATATTCGTCTTTGGACACTCGGCAGTCTTGAGCATAAGATTCTTCCAAATAAAGCTGCAATTAACAAGTTAAGAGACATTTTAGCTAGTAACGTTGGCGGCGGCACAATGGAACTAGTATGGGGTCCAGAGCTATCATTCCACGAATCAAACAGTGAAGTTTACAAGTTCTTAGGCTCAGAAAAATACACCGCAGTATTAAACAGTATTTATGCTGGACTTGGTGTTCCACCAACTCTAACCGGAATGGCAACAAACGGAGGCGGCTTTACTAATAACTTCATTTCATTGAAGACTTTGGTTGAAAGATTGCAGTATGGAAGAGATATGCTCGTAAAATTCTGGGAGAAAGAAATAGAAATAGTCAGAAAGGCTATGGGTTTTAGATACCGCGCCCATATTCAATTCGACCAAATGAGTTTATCAGACGAGGCCACAGAAAAGAATCTCTTAATACAGCTAGCAGACAGAGACATTATTAGTCATGAAACTATTCTTGAGAGATTTAAGGAAATACCAGAGATTGAAAAAATTAGACTTAAGAGAGAAACATCAGCGAGAGAAGAGGGCAAATCTGCTCCCAAGGCTAGTCCATATCATGATCCAAAACATAAGCAAAATCTTGAAAAGATTGCTTTACAAAGCGGCAAGGTTACACCTCAAGATGTTGGATTAAAAACTAGCGTACCTAAAGATGTTCTTATTCCTAAACCTGTAGTTCCGGGAGCGGGTCCAGCAGCACCAACGTCTAAAACACCAAAAAATAATGGTAGACCACCCTTATCTAACGATACAGGCCCAAGAAAACAACGCATAGCTAATCCAAAGTCAAAGCCGGGAGTGGCAGAATTAGTAGTGTGGTCAGAAACTTCTTGGGAACAATTATCTGACATATTAACTAATGCTTATCTAAAGTCTAACAACAAGAAGAATCTTAGACAATTAACAAAAGCTGAAGTTAATAATCTAGAACAGTTAAAAGTTGATGTTTTAACGAATTTACCTCTCTTTGAAGAAGTTAACGAGCGGTCAATAGCACAACTATTATCAGCTAACTCTAAAACGCCACTAGAGTTTGCAAAACTTCTCAAAAATAACAATATTGTGCTAGAAGAGATGCCAATTGACAATTACCGAAGAAGCGTTTTAGGTTTATACATAGAGCAAAATTTAACCTAAAAACATACTTGTTTCGGATTTTGTGTATAATGTTTTGAGAGGAAATATATGAAAATATTTAAACAAGAAGTGCTAGACGGTGTCGCTGACAAAGTTCAGGCCGATACTACAGTCGCTTATTGCTCTCAGGCGGTTGTTTGTACAGCAAATCCAGAAGTAGCTCATAAAATCCAAGCCAGCGCAAACCCAAAGCAAATTGATCTATACTACATTAAATCAATCTTGGTATCAACTGGTTGGAATAAAAATGATGACGTATTTGCTCCAGAACAAACTTGGGCTGCTAGAACAACACCAGAAGACAAACAATTCAATTTCATGCACAATGAAAATGATATTATTGGCCACATCACTGGTAGTTATGTTGTTGATCGACAGGGCGCGACCATAGCGGCAGACACAGAAACCGCACCATCCGAATTCGACATTATAACAGAAGCAGTTCTATATAATAGTTGGACAAATCCCGACAATCGGGAAAGAATGCAAAAGATCATTGACGAAATCGAACAAGGTAAGTGGTTTGTTTCAATGGAATGTTTATTCGCGGGTTTTGATTACGCGCTAATAGACCAACAGGGCAATCCAAAAGTCATAGCAAGGAATGAACAATCATCATTCTTAACTAAACACTTGAGAGCCTATGGTGGCACAGGTGAATATGAGGGCTACAAGGTAGGCAGATCATTAAGAGATATTTCTTTTTCTGGTAAGGGATTAGTTTCTAGACCAGCTAATCCAAGAAGCATTATCCTTGATTCAAGCAGAGCCTTCCTCGTAAATAAACAAGACGATGTTATTTTAAATGTACCTAAAGGAGAAATTCAAATGTCTGATACCAATTTAGAGCAGATTGTTAACGAAGCTCCAAGCGAGTTAGCTACTGCAACAGAATCCAATGAGGTAATTAGCACACCAGTTGAAGAAGTTACTCCCAATTATGCGGAAACAATTTCAGCACTTGAAGCTAGCCTCACAGAAAAAACAGAAGCTTTTAAGGTTCTTGAAGAGACACTTAAGGCTCATGAAACTGCAATCAAAGAACTACAAGACGCACTCGCCGCTAAAGACGCCGAGATGATGGACATGAAGAAGAAAGAGAAGAACAGATCACGCAAGGATAAGCTCATGGCTTCAGGTTTCGAAGAAGCAGAAGCTGACGAGTCTCTTTCTCTATATGAAAACTTAGACGATAATGCTTTCGAAGCCATTGTTGCCATGTATAAGAAGAAGATGGCAAAGATGGAAAAGAAATCAGAGTTTAAGGAAAATCTTACCAAGGACGAGAAAAACGAAAGCACTAATCCTAAAGCTGCCGTAGTTGCTTCTGAAGAAACAACAGAAGAAGTAACTGAAACACTTTTTGATGGTGTAAGCTCAACCGAGGCTGCTTTAGTAGATGCTTCTGATGCAAATGATGAACTTCAGTCCACCAGAGCAAGTGTAGCTCAGTGGTTAACCGAAAACGTACTACGTAAGTGATTTACAAGGAGAAATAATTATGGCCCTAAAATCAGATAGATATGAATTTCAGACAGATATTAGTTTCTTTTACAATGCCGGTACTGCTACTCGCGGTGGCGTCGTTGTACATGATGCTACGGCTGGCTCTGGTGCTGCAATGGACCAAGGTGTTAACCTTGTGAAGTATGCAGCCGTAACAGCAGCTAGTCGCCCAGTAGGTATTCTTCTTAACGACGTTGTTAATAAGGATCTTACTCGCACCCATCTAAATCAGTATAAGGATGAAGTGCAAAAGGGTGGCAAGGTGACTGTTCTCCGTAAGGGGTACGTTGTTACTAATAACATTACAGGCACTCCAGTTGCCGGTGATGCAGCTTTTGCTTGCCATGTAAATGCTGGTAATCTCCGTCCCGATTCGCCCCAGAGTTCTGGGGTACTACAAGTCGGTCGCTTCCTTACCAGTAAGGACGCTGACGGTTATGCTAAAGTAGAAGTAAACCTACCCTGAACTAAATAAATTCTAAAAGGAGAATTAAACA